GTAAACGCTTAATAAATTTTTATAATTTACAACCCAAACCCAATCGGTTTGATACAACTTTTCCACTATCTATTACGCAAATAGCACCTCAATTTTTAAAAGATAAAATCAATCAGTTAGGAATGTCTATAAACAATTCTGTAATTGATTGGTTTGAAATAGTTAAATGGCCGAGTCCTAATCCAGGAAAAAATTTACATTTTGATAATGCCTCAGCTTTAACAACTCTAAGTAGTATTATTTATTTAAATGATAACTATGAAGGAGGGAATACTTATTTTAAAGACGGTACTACTTTTGCACCCGTAACTGGGAGAGCTATTTTTTTGTATGGAAAATACTACAAGCATGGGGTGTCTGCTGTTTCAAAAAAGTCCAAGATATACAATAGCAAACTTGGTTGACACGTCCTAGTGGGGGGAGTGGTAATTAAGTATGAGTTTTAAAAAAAATAAATACGTAATTATAAAACAAGCAATAGATAAAGATTTAGCTTTATTCTTGTACAATTATTTTCATATGAAAAGACAAGTGTTAGATACCTGTCGTAATGCTAGATTTATATCTCCTTATGAAACATTACTTGGTTATTATGAAGGAGCAGACGAACAGATTCCACATACTTATTCTAGTTACTCTGATATAGCGATGGAGACTTTAATGTTGAAGTGTCAACCTATTATGGAAAAGACTACAGGATTGAAACTATATCCCTCTTATACTTATGCAAGAATTTATAAAAAAGGTGATCAATTAAAAAGACATAAAGATAGATTTAGTTGTGAAATATCTACCACTATGAATTTGGGTGGTGATGATTGGACTATTTATTTAGAGCCATCGGGAGAGATTGGCAAAAAAGGCATTAAAGTAAATTTAAAACCAGGGGATATGTTAGTCTATTCTGGTTGTGAACTAGAACATTGGCGAGAAAAGTTTAAAGGTAAAGACTGCGCTCAAGTATTTCTTCACTATAACAACCATAAAACTCCAGGGTCTAAAGATAATATGTTTGACAAGCGTCCACATTTAGGTCTTCCATCTTGGTTTAAACGATGATATATCCCTATAATGAGGGCAGTAATCCACCATACCTAACTGCCTTCTTTATAGGTATTTATATGTTACAAAAAATAGTTTCGTACCAGGGTTCAATAAACAAATACTTCTACCGGCGCTGAGTCTCAATAGACTATACTTGTCTCTAAAATATTGATGTATTTTTCAATAATTTAGATATAATCACCTTATGGCACTTAAAAAAGTAACTTTTTCACCAGGTTTTAACAAGCAAAGCGTAGCATCCGCTCTTTCAGGACAATGGGTAGATGGTGACTTTGTGCGTTTTAGATATAAGGCACCAGAAAAAATAGGTGGCTGGCAACAATTAAGTGTCAAACAAGAAACTGTTCCAGGAGCAGCTAGAGCTCAATTAGCTTTCACAAGTTTAAAAGGTGAGAGATACGCTGCGATAGGTACTTCTCAAGGCCTTTTTGTATACTATGGAGAACAGTTTTACGATATTACTCCTTTAGCTACTGCAATCACAGGAGCGACGTTTGATACTTTTTCTGGTTTGGATAATGTGACAGTTAATAAAACTTCTCACGGTTTACAAGTTGGAAGATATGTGACGTTTACAGCAGTTACTCCCCCAACAGGATATTCTGCAACAGATTTTACAGAAGATGCTTTTGAAATTTTAACAGTCCCTAACGATAATACTTTTACTATTCAAATGAGAGTTAATGCAAGTGGTGCAGCCTCTGCATCTGGTGCAGCATCTATTAATCCTTATGAAATAGTAGGGCCTACTTTTCAAACACTAGGTTATGGATGGGGTACTTATCTATGGGGAGATTCTACATGGGGCACAGAAAGAGGAACTAGTAATGTAACGTTAGATCCAGGTAATTGGTCTTTAGATAATTTTGGTGAAGTCCTTGTTGCAACTATTTTTAATGGTAAAACATTTACATGGGATGCGGGAGCAACTAATCCTAGAACAGTCAGAGCTTCTACTTCTACTTCCGGTTTTTCTACTTCTGCTAATCCCACAGCAACTCGATTTACTCTTGTATCAGACAGAGACAGACATTTATTTCATTTTGGAACAGAAACAACTATTGGCACAGCATCAACACAAGATCCTATGTTTGTAAGATTCTCGGACCAAGAAAATTTAAATGAATACGCTCCTACCGCTATCAATACCGCAGGGACATTTAGGTTGGATACAGGTAATAAAATTACTGCGGCTCTTCAAGGCAAGGATTATGTTTTTGTATTAACTGATTTAGCTGCTTATATTATTCAATTTGTTGGTCCACCTTTTACTTTCTCAGTAAGACAGGTAGGAACAAATTGTGGGTGTATAGCTCAACACGCGGCTTCTTATGTTAATGGAGCAGTGTATTGGATGTCAGGTGAAGGAGGATTTTTTATGTACGATGGTACGGTTAAATCTTTACCTTGTCTGGTTGAAGATTTTGTATTTACTACAAATAATGGAAACTTGGGTATCAACTATAATTCAGCAGATACCATTTATTCAGCTCCAAATAGTTTATACACAGAAATTAATTGGTTTTATCCTAAGTCAGGATCGGAACAAATTGATAGATGTGTAACTTATAATTTTGGTGAAAATGTATGGACTACAAGTTCATTAGCTAGAACCACCTATCAAGATCAAGGGGTATTTAATTTGCCTTATGCAACAGAATACAACGCGACAACGACTCCAGTATTTTCACCTATCTCAGGAATTACAAATACTTACGGAGCTTCGTTGTACTATGCTCACGAAACAGGGACAGATCAAGTTAACAGTTCGGGTACAACTTCTATTGATGCATTTATTAGATCAGGAGATTTTAATATTGAAGATGGGGAACTGTTTATGTCAATGAGAAGATTTATGCCTGACTATAAATTTTTAGTAGGTAATTCTAAAGTCACTTTATTTATATCTGATTTTCCTTCAGACACACAAACAAGTTCTCCTTTAGGTCCCTTTACAATAACAAGTACTACTGATAAAGTAGATACTAGAGCAAGAGGAAGATTACTGTCTATTAAAATAGAAAATGACGCTGCAGGTGAAACTTGGCGTTACGGTAGTTTTAGACTTGATGCACAACCAGACGGGAGAAGATAATGGCTAAATTAAGTAATTACATACCTGAGCCTAAACAAGAATACGACGTAGAAAATCAAAGACAAATTATAGAGTCTGTGACAACTATGAAACAACAACTTAATTTTTCTTTCCAACAAGATATAAAAAATGAACAGGACACCTTTAACTATTTCTTATCCTAATGAGTATATTTTACAGAAACCAAACTTTTGATTTAACTACTACTAACTTAACTACAGTATTAACTATTTCTACCTCTGCTATTGCTATTGTAAAAACGGTTCAAGCAGTTCATGATACTGCAAGTGATGTAAATACGGATCTTTTTGTTAAAGAAGTTTCTGGAAGTGATGTTCAAATTGGCCATAAGTTACTAAATAAAGAAACAGTTAATATGTTAACAAACACCTTGAATTTAGAAGCAGGAGATGTTATAAAAATGCAAGCAGACACAGCTAATGAAGTAACAGGTATTATTAGTTATGCGCTTATAAACAGAGAGAATGAAAATGGATAAAGATATACCGACAATAAATTGTACGACTGTCATCACTTTTAGAAATACTAAAACGGGTGAAAAGTTTACTGAGAAAGTAGAAGGACCTGATATTGTTCAAGATATAACAGTTCAAGTTTCCCCAAAAGGATTAAATATACTTCAGAAAGTTATGCAAAATGATAAATCAAAGCCCTAAAGGCGGAACCGAAATACAGTTAGAGTATTTAGAAAAATACGTTAATAAAGAGTTATTAGATCAAGTACAGATCACTACGTCTGTCCCTGAAAAAATACCTTTACACCCTACTAAGTTAAATATCCTTTGGCAAAAAAACTCTTACGATCAGCCTAACATAGCCCCCTGGTTTCAAGATAAATCTAACCATAGTAAGTATGATTGGTATGTATTTAATTCACATTGGAACTATGAAAAATTTAGAATGATGTTTAATATTCCAGAGGAACAATGTGTAGTTATTAAGAATGGAATAGATAAAATAGAAAAAGCAGAACCCTATCAACAAGGTAAACCCATACGAATAATTCATCAGAACACACCCTGGAGAGGACTAAGTGTTCTACTAGGTGCCATGCAAAAGGTTAAAAATCCTTTAATTACTTTAGATGTTTATTCTTCAACAGAAATATATGGAAAGAATTTTCATGAGAATAATGATCAAGATTACACAACTTTATATGAACAAGCAAAAAAATTGCCAAATGTAAATTACATTGGCTACAAACCAAACTCTTATATTAAAGAACATCTTAAAGATTATAATATGTATGTTTACCCAAGCATCTTTGAAGAGACTTCTTGTATATCTTTATTAGAATCTATGGCTGCGGGTTTATATTGTATTACTACAAATTATGGAGCTCTATTTGAGACAGGCGCAGAGTTCCCTATGTATATTCCGTATAGTAGTAACTATAGAAATTTAGCTGAAAAATTTGCTTATGGTATAGAAGCTGCTGCAGCAAGTCTACATGAATCTGTAATACACAACCATTTAATTTCACAATCTCAATACACACATCAGTACTATGGATGGGGCAAACAAGCTTCTTCATGGACTAGATTTTTACAAGGAGCTATAAATGCAAAAGCCTAACGAACCTATTTGGTTTAACGATGATAAAACAGTTACCCTTAATAATGATACCTATCAAACAATTAAAAAAACAAAGTAGACTCTGCACAAAACTACACTGAAATAAATATTGGAGGTCAGTCTCCTCATAAGATAATGTTATGTACACCTTGTCATAGTGATGTCTCTATGCATTATTGCCAAGCTGTTTTAAAATTTCAACAAGAATGTTGGCAGAAAAAATACAAGTTAGTTTTACTTTATTAAAATCATCTTTAGTCACTCAAGGTAGAAACCTATGTGTAGCTGAGATGTTAAACCATGAAGATAAATACACTCATTTATTATTTATAGATTCAGACATAGACTTTCAAGCCAAGACCATATTTAAAATGCTAGAAGCAGACAAAGATATTATAGGGTGTCCTTATCCTATGAAAATGTTTAGTTGGGACAAATCATGGAGAAGGTTAAACGAGAAAGAAGATGCTATACAGAACCAAGATGATTATTTACGTAGCGCTTATACCTTTCCTGTTAAACTAGATAATCCAAATAATGTGGAAAGCACCAATGGAATAATTGAACTAACCCATGCTCCTACAGGATGTTTCTTAGTTAAAAGAGAAGTGTTAGAAAAAATGATGAAAGAGTACCCTGAACTAGAGATATTTCAAGCTACTATTATCAACGGTAAAGAAGAGAAAAAACCAAATATGTTTAACCTATTTGACACTCTTCATGACACTAAAACTAAACGTTATTACGGTGAAGACTTTGGATTCTGTCAAAGATGGAGAGATATTGGTGGTAAAGTATATGGTTATATAAATGACTATATCACTCATGTTGGAGAGCACTCTTATACCGGTCGTTTTTTTGATGATCTTTGGCAAGGTAGCCGACGTCTTAAATCTGTTGACGACACCAAAAAAATCAAATAAAGTACCTTATCACAGGATTTTGTTGCCTGCTTAACAGTATAAATATATTTAAATTATGGCAATATCTAGATCTTTAATGAACAGACAACTAAGAGCAAATGGTGGAATTATGGACGTTACACCAAGAGAGAATTTTGGTTGGGGTAGTTCACTTAAAAAATTCGCTAGAAAAATTATACCCAATGAAATATCAGAAATAGCAGTTAAGGCTGCACCGTTTGTTGCACCTTTTTAACCCATTACTTGCAGCAGGGATGTCAGGTATAGGTACCTTTGATCAAACAGGAAGTATTGGAGACTCTTTAAAAGCTGGTGGTATGAATTATGCACTAGGACAAGGTGCTAGATATATTGGTGGTGGAGCTCAAAATTTACAAACAGGTTTTTAATCCTTTTTCAGGATATAATGCTTCAGCAGGTTTAACAAGAGGACTTTTAACTAATCCGGTTAGTGATCAAGGTGGTCTTGGTAAATTATTTTCGAACCAAGGAACTCAAGGAGTTCAAGGTGTAGGCGCAGAACCTCAAAGCATAGAAGGATTTTTAACTCAAGACGCAGCTAAGAATGTAGGTTTAGAATCCCAAAGACTTGCTGAATTGGCTTCTCAAAATCAAAATCAATTTATAAAAAATTCACCATCAGCTATGAATTCATTTAAATCAATTATAAGTTTTGACACATCTGCAGCAGAAAAAGGAAATGCAGCATTAGATCTTTTAAAAAGAGGAGGTCAAGCAGCTTTTACAAAACCAGGTCCAGGCGGAAAACCTATGCTTGACAAATCAGCAGTAATGGGAGCAATAGCTTTCGCTGGAACATACGCAGAAGCTTTAGCCTTAGCAGACGATGCTGGAATAGAGCTTACAGAAGGGGCATACGATGAAGCTAAAAAAACAGAAAAACAAGAAGAGTATGCAGGTTATTTAACTAACTTCTTTGGTGGTAAAAAAGACGGGGGTAGAATAGGTTTTGAAAATGGTGCCAATGAATTTATGTCTGAACAGATGATGCTTGAAAGTAATCCAGGAGCTGCAGAATCAGGTTCTCCTATTACAATAGACACAACCATGACAGGTTTAATTAATAAGTATAATACTTATAAAAAATCTGCACCAGGCGTATCTGAAGAAACAAGAATATTTTTAAAAAATGATCTTTTAAAATCATTGGAAGATGCAGGGATTTCTCAAGAAGAATTTATGATGAGACTCTCTGAAGATAAAGAAATGAGAGCTAACGGTGGTAGAATAGGTTACGGTTTAGGTGATTTAGTTAGGGGATCTGCGGGAGTATTTCAACCAACATCAGCTTCAATGAGTGC